ATCTTTATCGTTACTTAAATAGATACCAGGCTCTCCCGCTCCCGATAATTCAACTCGCTTCCATAGATCCAAAAAGAATTCTTTTGTAATCTTATGGCGCATTAATACTGCTGAATTATTAGCACGTCCTCTTTGTGGATTAAGTTCCCACCATGCACCTGATTTACATGAGATCATTTCCTCATCATCAGCGCTAAAAAGACTAATAAGAGCTGCTCTGCGAATACCGCCGGCCAACACTGCATCCGCAATGTGGCAAACAATATCGTGGACTTCCAAAGCTGATAATTTGTCGCCATCTTGTTTTTCATTTAATATTCCTTCTATTTTTACTAAACACTCACGTAATGGCTGAGGTCCTGGTGCTTTACCGCCTGATGTAACTAATCTAGCACCTTTAGGTCTAATATCAGAAAAATCAAACTTAAGTTTTGACCCGCCATAGAAATAAGATTTAATTAAAGCTTTAACTGCATCTGCCCATCCTTCAATACTATCTGCAATAAGGAATCTACGATCACGATCGATACTAGGTTTACGAATCTCTGGTAATGCATCTACATGATGACGTTGCACAGAATATCCTACTCCAGTACCACCTAACAATAAAAACATTACTTCACCGAAAGATCTCCAATCATCGATAGGAAGATAGGCACAGTTATAAATACGATTTGGACTAATTTCAATTGGCTTACCCCCGAATTGCAAACTACGCATTGAAGGTAATACTTTTTTATCGAATACAAATTTATATGCTTCAACAATTTCTCCGCCTAATTCTGGATACTTTTTGATATGCATATTCATATTTCTTGTTACAAGTTCGCTCCATGTTTCGCGTCTTTGTTTTTCAGGTCGGTACTTTGCGTACTTCATGTGTACGGTAATGTCCGACAAAATTCGGTTTGAGATGTCCATAATTAAAATTCCTAAATATTTTGTATGAGTAAATATACGTTATAACTTTTTGTGTTAAAACAACGTATTTTTCTAATAAATATACAGTCGACGTGCATACATCACTGCTTTTGATTAATTTATTATAAAGTTTTTACTCAAAGTCGTTGTTGTTAATTTCTTTATATTTTTGAGTTAGCATACGCCTTGCTAATTCATTTCCATTTTCCATTTGCTTTTTAGCATCCTTACCTTGTATAGACGTATCTGCATATATGTTAATCTGCCCGGTACTAGTATTCATGTTACTTGGCAAGGTAATACCATCCGGACCGAAACGATTCTTAATGACATGCCATCTTCCAGTACCTGCTAATTTATCTTGCACCTTACGAGATAATGATATCACAAAGTCAGCAACCATCACTTTACCATATGATTCGGCAATCTTCTCTGCTCCAATAACATCTTCTTCTAATGCTGATCTATTTGCTTGAGATGCTGTCCATACTGGTATTTCATACTCACCTGCTAATCCACGAAGGTCTTCATAGATACCTTCTAGTTCATGCCGTTTCTCTGTTCCATGCCCTCTTAACAAATCAGCATAATCGACAATTACAACATCAGGTTTCTTACCTTGCATTATACATTTCTCGATATGACCTCGCAATCCTATCACTGAAGTTGACTTGGTTGGATAATACTTAATAATAAGTTCTCCTTTTATCTTTGCTAATTCTTCTTTAACTTGATCTTGATAATGTTTTAGATTTTGATTTGGAATACCTGTCATTACAGAGTCATAACGTAAACCAACATATGATTCATTCAACTCTAGTGTATAATGAATAACAGTCATTCCTTTCTTAACAGCATGAGCTCCTATATTAATAAGTCCCCATGACTTACCAATACCTGCAGGTGCTACAAATACTCCTAACTCACCTTTACCTAAACCACCCGATGTTAAATCATTAATAACTTCCCATGGAGTTTCTTTTGTATCACGAACCGTATCTGTATAACGAGCATCTATATCAGTTAGATAATCATGTCCAATATGTTTATCGGCGCCGGCTTTAAGCGCATTATCAATCTTAGCTTTAATTTCATCATACCTACCGGTATTCAATAAATCAACTGAAGATAAGATAGCTTTCTTAATTTCCTGGTTCTTACAAAAGTCGATGGTCTGCTGTTTAATGAAATCTAAATCATCTGATTCCGTAAACTTCCAAGCTTCTTTAAGATGTTGTACTACTTGAGTCTTTAATACATCTTGATCTACTTCATGAAGTTTAACCTTCATTACTTCTAATGTAGGAGATGCATTATATTCTTTCTGGTATTCTAATATCGTTGATACAATCCAGTTATTAGCATCACTTTCAAAGTATGATGGCACTAGTATATCAGATATCTGTTGCAGAAATATTTTATCTGTCATCAATGCCGTGATAATTTTTATCTGGAAGGCATATCCATAACTACTTAATCTATCTGTCATGTTACTAATATATGTACTTATTCTTTATAATCAAAGAGAAGTGTAAGCATTTAATGTATTGAACGATCCGTTGAGCCATCCATCGACATCTTTTATAACTGTATACATTTTATCAGCCATAAACATTTTTTTAAGCTCATATGTATTGAGTCTTTCTACTTTTCGATGCATCATATCAGCAATCAGTAACTTAGTGTTACCTGGAATATCAACATCCTTTAATTGCATTAGTTGATGATTAAGCTCTAACTGTTCTTTATTATTGGCTACTTGTTCATGTACCTTATATTTCTTTTCAGCTTCTTGAGCATAAGATACCATTTCATCTATAGTGAGTTCACGGTCTTCAGTAAATGCCGGAAAGTATTTAAGTAAGCTTTTTAAGCCTACGCCATCTAGTCCAGGAATATTATCCGACTTATCACCTATAAACGTTCTGTATAATAAATAATTCTTTTCAGAGAATCCAAATTCTTCACGCATCAAAGCTGGAGTATATAATCGCTTCTTTACTGGACTCCATACTGATATTCGATGATTCACTAATTGCAAAAAGTCTCTATCAGTTGATACGATTGTAACACGTTCGTTTTCTTTAGTATAAAGTTCATTGGCAATGTATGCAATTGCATCATCTGCTTCAATATTATCAATAGCCATCATGGTCACTGGTAAACAATGCATGTATTCTATAATACGAGCAAATTGTCTTTTCATCGATGCTGACTCATCTTCTAATGATTCAAACTCTTCGTGCCTGTTAAATTTAGTTTTAACTGCTCGATTAGCTTTGTAATTAGAATAGATGCTTCTACGGCGAACACTTCCGCCCTTGCCATCAAATACTACTACACAACGTGTGGGTTTAACTTGACGGATAACAGAGGCGACGGACCTCAAAAAGCCCGTCACTCCTCCGATATGATCACCGTCATCATTTAATGCAGGTACTGCCGAGAATACTCTGATAAATGTATTGAGACCGTCTATAACTAAGATATGACTGTCTCTGTTTGTAACTTGTTCTGACGTCCGGTCTTGTTCGACCTGGCGCAGTAATTCAAAATAACGATTCTTCACGATTCTTCATTTATAAAATCTGATTCAATTGAAATATCATCAATACCAATGTCACCTGACTGATACTTAAAGATATATGCTTCACAGATTATATTGTAAATCTCTTCTTTTAATGTTGCATCAGCTTCTAGATTCTTTTCAAAGTCTTTTGATAAGAACTTAACTGCCGTGCCATCTTGTCTTGTATAAGTATACCATGCACCTGCTTGAGATACTAGTTTATACTCTTTCATTACTTCTAACCATCCACCGTAATTATCAATACCAGATTCAAAGTAAATATCATAGTCGATTGACTTAAGGGGCGGCCCCATACGATTTTTAATTACTTGAGCTCTTGTTTTAATACCGACAATTTGTTCAACTCCTTTTGCATCTTTTGCTTTAATCTGTCCTACAGACTTAAGACGAAGACGAACTGAAGCGTGGAATGGAATAGCTTTACCTCCGGAAGTAGTCCATGGATCACCAAAACTAACTCCTAAACGAGATCGTAATTGATTGGTAAAGATTAAACAAATCTTTTCACGTGCAATCATGTTAGTGATTTTACGCATACCTTTTGATAGGATAATTGCTTTTGAAGTAGCCCAACCATCTTTATCAAATTCAGCGGCCATTTCAACCTTAGTTGAAGCACCCATTACTGAATCGACTACAATTGTAACTAATCTATCTTTATTAGATTTACGTATTGACTCTACTATAGACTCAATAGCTTCAAATATATCTTCCATTGTCTCTAACGGAACATATAACATCTTAGTAAGATCAACTCCAATTGCTTCTAGAAATTCGCTACTTACAGCACTTTCCGTATCAATGTATACTCCTAAACCACCTTGTCTTTGGCAATCAGCTAATGCATGAGTAGCTAATAAAGACTTACCAGAAGCTTCTAGTCCGGTTATCTCTGTAATACGGCCAATTGGAAAACCTCCATGTGGTCTATTTGAGATAGCCAAATCTAACATACTTGAACCAGTACCTACCCAACCGGATACATTAGAAGGGGAGTCTAGGTCCCCCTCTAAAAAGTATGCGGTTTTGTATCCTGTATTCTTAAACTTCTTATTTAGATTACTAGCTAATTCGCCAGCTAATTCATCTGCCAATTCGCTTTTAGATACGGCCATAATAACTTCTTTATTTTATTAAAATAACTCATCAAACGCTGCGCTAACATCGTCTACTTTGTTAACACCAGTTGATGTTGCAACATCTGCCTTAGGCGATGCTGATTCTTGAGCCTCTTGGTTCTCAGGATCTAACCATGCTTCTAAAGCTTGCTTTAGTTCATCATAGGTAGGTTCCTTAAAGATCTCAGTTAGATTAGGTTGCTGTTTTGCAACTTTCTCGATAACATTCTTGTCATCTGATAACGGTGTTGTATTTGGTTTAACACGAATCACTGTCTTCGGATATCCACCTCCTTCTGACGGAGTGAACTCTACTACAATATCACGACCACTTGACGGATCGGTTAGATCTCCGTAGTCTGGATCTGCAATAAATCCTAAGATTTCAGTGTATACTGTTTTACCAAAGCCCCAAAACTTAACACCTTCGCTTTCTTTACCACGTACAATGATTGGCACATAGCATCGCATTTTCGGTTCAAGTTTT